CTGGGCAGCCAGTTCTGGCTGCGCTCGGCGATATAGTCCTGCTGGGTGGGGATCAGCTCGTAGAATTTGGAGCCGGAGGCCGAGTTGGCGGTCATGTAAAGGGTGCCCTTGGGATTGACCACGGTGTTTCCGGTGGTGTCCTCGATGGTGTAGCAGCCGTTGTCCGCCTGGAAGGCGTCGTGGAGGGCCGTGCTGGCGGTGTCGCCCTCCTCGGGGTACAGGGGGATTTTCTCGTCGGTCTGGGTGTTGAAGGCGTTGTCCCAGTCGTAGTCGCTGCCGTCCGCATTCAGACGGAACTCATAGGTGCCGTGGGTCTGGCCGTCGCCGTAGAGGAGCTTGGAGCGGCTGTAGGTGTGGTCGTGGCCCTGGAGCACCACATCGATGTCGTACTTGTCAAAGATGGGGGTGAGCTGTGTGCGGAGGATCATGCCGTCGGTGTCGGAGTGATCCAGACCGGTGCCGTAGATATCCTGGTGGATGGTGACCACGCGCCAGGCGGCGTCGGGAGCAGAGGCAATGGCCTCCTGGATGGTCTTCTCGTGCTCGGCTACATTGTAATTGTTGGTGTTGAGCACGATAAACAGGCCGGCGCCGTAAGAGTAGTAGTAGTCGCCGCCGGCCTGGGTCTTGCCGTTCTCGGTGGCGTTGGGGTTGTTGAAGTGGTAGGTGTAGTCGGGATTCAGGGAGTCGTGGTTGCCGATGGTGGTGGCCACGGGCAGCCCGGCCAGCACGGCGGGGGAGAGGTAGCCCGCGTACTCCTCCTCCTTGGCCTGGCCGGTCTTATTGACCTGGTCGCCGGCGGAGATGATGAAGTTGACGCCGGGGTTCTGGGCAGTGGCGATCTCCAGGGTGCGGTTCCAGGCGAAGGCGTCGTTGCGGGCGGCGGTGTTGGCCGCGCCGGAGCTGGCCGCTAGGACCTCGCCGCTCTGGGGCTGCCCCTTGGAGGCGCCGATCTGGGGGTCGCCTACATAGAGCATCTTTACGGAGTCGAAGCTGCCGGTCTTGTACTCCTGCACCTCGCTCTGTACGCCGTTCTTCTCCACGGTATAGTAATAGGTGGTGTTGGCCTCCAGCCCGGTGACGGTAACATGGTTATAGTCGTAGGCCACGCCGTCGGTCAGGCTGTTGTCCACCTGGGCAGCCTTGCCGGTGAAGGCGGTCAGGTGGTCCTTGTCGGTGCCAAAGTGAACCACCGGCGTGGCGGCCTTGCCGCTCTCCGTCTTGCTGTACCAGGCGAAGTTGAGCTGGGTCTCGTCTGCGCCGGGGGTGAGGGATACCTTGGTGTAGTCGGTGGCTACGGTCTCCCACTCCTTGACCCAGTCCTGCCAGGCGGCAGAGCCGCCGGTGACGCTGCTGTCGTTATAATTGGCCGTGGCGGCCAGGGCCATGGGGCCGGCGCTCAGGACCAGCGCGCCGGTGAGGACGCCGGCCAGGACCTTGTTGCGTTTCTGCATGCTTTCCTACTTCCTTTGCAGTTTGGTTTTGGTTCCATGGAACCAGGGGGCAGTATAGCACCCGCCGCGCCAAGCTACAAGGCACCTTTCCAAAGCTTTCCCGAACCTTTACCGGGGCTTTACGTTTCTGCTCCCCGTGCAGCGGATAAAAAGAAGGGAGCGGTGTGCCTCCCTTACTCGCGGCGCAGTTTCTGTTCGGCGACAGCGACCGTCTGCTCGTAGCGGTCAATTTTGGAGTTAAGGCGCTCCAGCGTCTGCCGCATCTCCTCCATCCGCTCCAGCAGCAGCTCCCTCTGCTCAATGAGGATCTGTTTGCGGGCCTCGGTGGTATCCTCCCCCTGCTGAAACAGGGAAACATACTCGATCAGAGCCTCCACCTGGATACCGGCTCCCCGCATACACTTGGCAAACTCCACCCAGGCGCAGTCCTCCACGGTATAATCCCGGATGCCGCTCTTGCTGCGGTGAACGGTGGGAATCAGGCCGATGCGCTCGTAATACCGCAGGGTATCGGCTGAGAGGTTGTATTTACGGCTGACTTCGGCAATGGTCATAAGGTCATCTGCTCCTTCCGGCGGGCTGGCTCCCGCTGTTTGTTCGATTTTATCACCTGGACTCCGCTCCAAGTCAAGGCTGAGTTTGGAAAAAAAGCAGAAAAATATTGCAGGCGGCAGTTGACAATGTGCGAAAAGTGTGGTATCATCTTTTTTGCATTTGGCCGGAGACCGGACGTGGAGAGATGTCCGAGTGGTTGAAGGAACCGGTCTTGAAAACCGGCGATGTGGAAGCATCCGTGGGTTCGAATCCCACTCTCTCCGCCACATTTTTTCCAAATGTATCCTGTATTTGGCATGCAGAAGTACCCAAGTGGCCGAAGGGGCTCCCCTGCTAAGGGAGTAGGGCGGGAAACCGTCGCGAGGGTTCAAATCCCTCCTTCTGCGCCAGAATGAAAACCCCGCAACTGTAATGGTTGCGGGGTTTTCTCTTACTCTCTCAATGGATTGAGGATTCCAAAAACAAAGATTTTGATTCCGCGATAGAAGGCCAGAAACCGCTTCCGTGAGCAGAAATTACACACGGATTACACACGTGGAATACTGTGCTGGACATGAACGCAGAAAACCCGCCCCGGTAACCCAGGGCGGGCGGTGATGATATTGTTAGATGCCCCAGCCCTCGGACAGGATCGGGAGCGGGATAAACGGCCCGCCGCGCTGGGTGTGGTCAATGATGCAGGGCACGCCGTCAGCGTTGGCGGTCAGCTCGTAGCAATCAGAGCCTCGGAAAATGTGCTTGCGCCCGTCTCCGGCCTCTGCCGCCTCAAATCCTGCGGGCAGCTCTACGGTAACGCGCCGGGTTCATGTCCGGCTAATCTCTGGGTACTCCTCAAGCGTTACCTCTGCGGGCTTGCCCGTCTGGATCATGTCGCCGGTGCGGGTGATATATAATGTGGTAGTCATGTTAAGCCATCCTTTCCCCCGGGTCTGCCGGGCCTCTGTTGTGTTGATTGTATCGCGCCCATATGGGGCAGTCAAGACTTTTTCGCCGTCTCCCAGATAATCATGATCGGGAGGAGCAAGATAAACAGAATAATCAAGCGGGGGGCACCTCCTTAAAACGCGGGAGAATCAAACAAATATTCCCCGTTGGCCTTATATGCGTCATTCCAGGCGGTTACAAGCTCCGCCGCCTCTTTTTTGGGGCTGCAAAGGTGGGCGACCTGCAATCCGCCGATGCAATCAAGCGCAAATTTGAGGTTTTCCCCGGCCTTGCATGGCAAAACATAAGAGTAATAACCGGGGCTGCATTCCTGGTGTGTTCGCGGGGCAAAGTGGTTTCGTTCTTGTCTTGGCAGACCGTGACGGCCATATAAATTTTACTCATGTCATTTCCTCCATTCTCCGGCGGGCGGGTCAAGACCGGTAGATAATCAAAAAGTCGTTGTAGTGGTTGCGATTGAGTTTTACAGGGTAGGACGGCCAGACTTCCGTTCGCTTGCCTGTCATGCCGTAAAATCCGCGCACATGGTTAAGTTGTGCCGGGGGCAGGCGGTCAGCCCATGCGGAGCCGATAAATCCAACGGCCAAATATTCCGGAGTCTGGTCTGCAATGGTAAATCGGCCTGCAATATCTACGATTATTTTCATGGTTAAGCCTCCCTTGCTGTCCAGCTAATGCGATATGGGTCTTGATGGTAATTTGCGCCTCTGGCCCACAGCTTTTCTTTATCTAAGAGGTGATTTGCTGTGATGTGATAGGGTTTTCCGGTTTCCTCGTCCTTGTAATATAGCCTGTATTCGCTGGCGGCCTTGTTAAATACAATGCTTACAAGTTTCATTGCTCGACCATCCATTTAGTAAAGTTCGGCGCTCTGCTTGCTATATTCGCGCCGCGCGGCCATGTATGCGGCCCGTTGTACGTCGCTAAAGTTGCAGGCGGAGAAAAGCTCTTCGATGTCCTCATAATCGCGGACGCCGGAACAGTCACCAAAAGCGGAACACACGTCAAAATCGGCTTGCCAGTTTATGCCGTATTCGTGATTAAACATCTCGCGGAGAAATGCGTTTTTCCAGTATTCCGCGTTGTCGCTTTCGGGTTCTGCCTTTTCAAGCATGGCAAGCAATTCTTCTCCGCTATTCACAAAATCAGCGTCTTTTTTGTCGTAGAACGCAAGGAAAACGGGGCTAAAAATCATTTTTTCGGTTTTCCTTCTCAGTTTTTCCCGCTCCTTATCGGGGCCACAGAAAAACATGGAAATATGATCCCTGCGCAGTCCGTAGTAATTGCGAATGTAGTATTCTTTCGCTTGCTTGTCCTGGTAGTCGCTTACTGTTTCCATCTCGTCGGCGGTAAACAGCTTTTTATTTAGGCTGTCAAGGTAAAATTTCCGCAGTTCGTCGCGGCTTTTTCCTGAGTGGTGTAGCTCGTAATCATTGGCATACTTGATATAATGCCCATCAGCGAACACAAGCACGGAATAGCCGAAATAGCCGCCAAAGTCCACAAAATAGACTTGATGCCCCTTGACGGTGGCGGCCTCAATAGCCATTTCTGCGGCCTGCGCTTCCGTCAATGTTTCAATATCGCGGATTGTGTATTCTTTCGTTGCGGTAGTTGTCATTTTAATTTCCTCCTTGTCATGGAGGGCCACCCGTGGTATACTGGGCGTGCCCTGGTTCGCGGTTGTTCTGGGGCTTCTCTTGCCCTGGTCACTGTTGCAAGCGGTGGCCGGGGCTTTTGTCTGCCCTCGTGACCTCCGGGGCGGGGTGGTGGTTACTCCGCATACAGCCCAGAGGCCGCAAGCTGGAGGGCCTCGGAGATGGCGGCATCCCTAGCGGCGGGGCCATAGCCGGGAATGGTCTTGTTGACTGAGGGCGCGGGGTGCTCCCCACGTAGGCAGGCATAAGCATCTCCCCACGCCTCCAAAAGGTAGCTCGCGTCTTTGCCCTGGTTGTACTGCCGGACGGCGACGCGATAGCCCCGGAGCTTCTTCTGCTGTCCCCGATTCTCCCAGCGCTTGGGATCAAACCGGGACGCGCTGCGCTTAGGCTGCATCATTGAAGCCGGGACCAATACAATAATAGTCTTGCTGCTGGCGTCATACGACCCTCGGACGGTCTCGCAGTTAGCATAATGCCGCTTATAATCGCGGTACTGCATCTTGACTTCTTCCATTTTCTTTCCCTCCCGGCCTACGGCCTTGCTTTTCCCTGCCGGTTGTGTTATATTGGAGGCGGCCAGATGGCAGGCTCTAACCGCCTCCGCTGGGTCTTAGATAGTCGCTTGCTTGTTCAGGGCTGGGCGGCTATCTTTTTTACTGCTTGGGGATGGCCTCTCGGATAATGCGGGCCGCGTCCTGCGCGTCCTTAGCCGTGGCCTCTACCAGCTTCGCCAGGGTTTCAAGATAGGATGCTAACTCGGTCTGGGTCATGCTATCAATCTCCATTTCGTTTACCTCCTGCCAGGTGGATTCCGCTTGGCTGTTGTCCCTTGCGGTGATTTCATGATAGCACGGTTATACAGTGCTGTCAATTAGACTTGTTGCACAAGGTTCTTTGGGCGGTTTTGTGGAAACTATACACTGTTAAACCGTGAAAAGACATGATACAATATAATAAAGATTTCGGGAGGTGATCACATGGTAACCTCGGCAAAACGCAAGAGCAATAACGCATGGGACAAGGCCAATATGACGGTACTAGGGTGTAAGGTGCGCAAGGACTACGCCGACCGTGTGCGGGCAGTCTGCGCCGCTCACGGGGACACTGTTAACGCCTTATTACGGGACGCACTGGATAAGTATTTAGAAGAGCACGAAGAGCGAAAGTCATAACTTTTTGAGGCAATTAGTCTGACTAACTGTCACATAACACTAAGTCTCAAATGACCAAAATAGAAAAATTTTTGAATCCGCTATCTGTTGCAGTACAATAGATAGCGGATTTACTTTAGCGTAATGTATTTTACAAAACGCGATTTTCGATCGATCTCCTGGATAGGAGCAGAGGCTCACAGGTTAAGGGCGAAAGGAGGCGCACCAGCCACATGTACAAAACAGATAAGCAGAGAGCGGCGGAGGGGAGACCATCATACTACACCGCACCGGAGCTGGACGCAGCTTGTGCCGCCTACTTTGAGGACTGCGACGCAAACGACCGACAGCCTACCAAGCCTGGACTCCTTCTCCATCTTGGGGTGACGGAGAAGGAGTGGAAGGTTTGGGAGGCGGGGGAGCCTGGATATACGAGACACCCGGCGATCTGCCAAAAAGCGTTGCTAGAAATGCGCGACCGACTGGAGCAGCGCAAGGACACGGCGGCTATATTCCTACTCAAGCAAAAGCCGTATGGAGGCTATACAGACCGGCCAGAGCCGGATAGTGTAGGCGGAATAAAGATCCACGTTTCATTCGGCAAGGATAAGCCCAACTCAACAAAATAGTGATTCTATTGAGTTGAACGAGGAGGCAAACCATTGCGGCGCAATGAGTGAGAGGCTTTGCATACTGTATTCGCAATATGCAGTCTTCAGACCACAATATATGGGGGTGTCTGCACGGGCTGCACTGCATGGATAACCAGCGCCCCAGGGCGTGCAGGTGAGCGAGGGAGCAGGGGAGAGGGGAGGCCCTACCCCCGCCCCGCCCCCACCCGGTACGGGGGTAGCGGAAAATCGGGGGTGCCTTTCCAGGAAGGGTATAGGGGTATCACCGCTTTCACCAAACGCCTCCAAAGCATTACACAGGGGATTCGCCAAGCGGTAAGGTATGAGGTTTTGGCCCTCATATCGCAGGTTCGATTCCTGCATCCCCTGCCACCGGCGTGAGCCGGACTTTTCCCGCATCCTCCTTTTCTACCGCCCGGCGCCGAGGCGGTAATATCGGGCCCCTACGCTGCACGGCTGAAAACCACCCGATAAACTGGGCGGAGGGTCGCGCCCTCCATGCGGCAAATGACTGTGGAGAGACACTATACCGGGAAGCCTAGAGCGTCTGACGGCCCCGGAGAAGGGGCATGACGCCCGCCTGTCATGGAGGCGGAAGCGGTGGCAGCTATGACCTGCCCCGGCGCTATCCCACTGAAAACTGCCCTGCGAGTGGCTAATCATGATGTCGCCGCCGAGACCAGGGTGTGACAATCTAAGCGGGAAGCGCACAAAAAGTTGCAAAAATGGGATGGTGTAAAGTGAGTGGTGTACTCATAATCATTGCAGAACTTATCTGCCTTGTTCTTATGGTTGTAAATGCTTATTTAGCTTTCAAAGCAAAGCAGAAAGACGACCTTAATGGAATGGTTTGGAATTTGGCATTTATGATCCTAATGAGCACTTGTATTAGATAACCAAAAATATGCCGAGTGCTGTAGCAGAAGCGCCTGCGGCGGCCCGTTACGTCGCGGACGTGTGGCGGCTCAATGCCGCCTCTCGGCTCCAAACGCAGATGGAAAGCAAAAGAGGCACTGCGCGATTAAATTAAATGCCAATGGGCGGCTGGACAACCTACTGTCCGCCATATGCCGCTCCTCGCCGCATGAGGCGGGCGGTGGCACCAGATGTATGGCACCACAGGTTAAAAGCAGACGGGCCTTCCTTGTGCGCTGTGCGAAAGCGGCAAGGCGAAGAAAATTATTGTTGGCTGACCCCGGCTCTATAAAGATGAACGGTTCCGACTGACGACACCAGCGGAGGGGTTGAGATGTACCGTGATTATCAAGGCTGTTCCTATGGATGGAGTATGTGAGGTGAGGATGGAAAGGTGTGGCAACGTAGACCGACCAGCGGTGTCTAAGCGTCAGTAGCAGAAACGGAAATAGGTTGCTGATTGTAATACAGCCTTGATGATTGTGATGTGATCCCGCATAGCGGGTTACATACCATTGAGCGGTGGCGGAACAGACACTAATTGTGGTAAAGCTGGTGCGATTACCAGCAATAGTAGACGCTGACAGTGAAGAAGAGTAACCGTCTGTGAAGAACAAAGCAACAGCGGCGAAGTCGTGGGCGTAGAGCTTTGGTGAGGCCCATATGTGAGGTGCAAATCCTCACCCGCTCAAATTTGCCGCCCCGCAGTTGCAGGAGACGGGGGCGGGGGTACTACAAAACAGGGGGTGGGGATGTTTTCATGGCAGACCCGAAAATTTCAAAACAGAGAGCTGTGGTTCAGGGCGGATGGGTATTGTGTCCGGTGACCTGGGCCAAGATCGGGGCGCTGGAGAAGGGTGCCCACGGGAGCGGGGTGGCTCCCTACTGCCCCAAGTGCAAGGCATCCCATCCGGTGATATTGAAAGAGCCCTAGAGGCCAACTACCGAGGAAAACTCGGCGGTTGGCCTCTTTTCGTTTGTCTGGAGGTAGGTTGTGGCAAGGCGGAAACCGAATCAGCCCACGGGGGAAATCAAGCTGGAGCTGGGGGAGCTGTATCCCAAGCAGTGGCAGTTCATAGAGAGCAAGACCCGGTACACGGCCTATGGCGGCGCGCGGGGCGGCGGCAAGACCCACGTGCTGATCCGGGCCTGCATCCGGGGGGCCTTGCAGTATCCGGGCATCAAGATTCTGATTCTGCGGCGTACCTACCCGGAGCTGGAGCAGACTATCATCCAGCCCATGAACAAACTGGTTAACTCCGCTACGATGGACGGGCGGCCCTGCGGCGACCTGATTGCCACCTACAACGGCACCATGCGAATGCTGTTCTTTGCCAACGGTTCCACCGTGAAGTTCGGCCACTTGCAGAGCGCAGCGGCTATCACGGAGTACCAGGGCCAGGAATACGACTGGATTTTCATGGACGAGGCCACCCACTTCACCGAGTATGAGTTCCGCACCATGGGCGCGACGCTCCGTGGCGTCAACGAGATTCCGAAGCACTTCTATTTGACCTGTAACCCCGGCGGCGTCGGGCATCAGTGGGTGAAACGGCTGTTTGTCACACGGGAGTATGAGGGCGTCGAGAGCGGACGGGATTACTCCTTCATCCCCGCCACGGTGGAGGACAACAAGGAGCTGCTGAAAGCGTCCCCGGAGTACATCCAGATGCTGGACACACTGCCGGAGGACATCCGGGCGGCCCACCGCTACGGCGATTGGGATGCCATGGCCGGACAGTATTTCAGCGAGTTCCGGCGGGAGCGGCACGTGGTGAAGCCCTTTATTGTGCCTAAGGAGTGGCCCCGCTACCGGGCGTTTGACTACGGACTTGATATGTTCGCCTGCTACTGGTTCGCCATTGACTTTGACGACCGGGTGTGGGTGTACCGGGAGTATTGCGAGAGCGGCCTGATTGTGTCTGAAGCGGCGGCCGCCATGCGGCGGCTGACCCCGCCGGGGGAACAGATTCAGTTCACCGTCGCCCCGCCGGACATGTGGAGCACCCAGAAGGACACGGGGCGCACCATGGCCGAGATTTTCATGGAGAACGGCATCGGGATTGTCCGGGCCTCCAGCCAGCGGGTGCAGGGCTGGATGGTGGTGAAGGAGTTCCTGAAGGAGCGACCGGACGGACGCCCGGGGATGCTCTTCACCGAGGACTGCCCTCGAATGATCCGGGATTTGCCCGCCCTCCAGCACGACGAAAAGAACCCCTCGGACTGCGCCAAAGAGCCCCACGAGATTACCCACAGTCCCGACGCCCTGCGCTATGGGCTGATCTACCGGATGATGGGGGCACGGCTGGAGCCGGTGCGGCCGGAGCGGGACGATGTGGACTATGTGGAGGAGTACGACGACTACATGACCGGCGGAGAGGCCGCCGACGGATATCTGAGCTACGGAGGATAAGGACATGAACAAGCTGATTTCGCTTGCCCTGCACGTGGGGCGGCTGGAGGCCCGCCTGGAGGCTCTGGAGAAACGGCTGGAGTGGGAACCGCCCGCGCCGGAGGTGCACGTGGAGCTGGGACATGCGGCCACGGGGGCCGACCCGAAGGCGGAGGAGGACGCACGCCAGGCGGAGCGGCTGTTGCAGGAGGGCATTGACAATATCATGGGCTATCAGTGGCCGCCCCGGCGGGAGGGTGAGTGATGGCAAAGAAGGAAATCACCCCCGAGTCCGTGTGGAACGAGTACGAGACGGCCTGCAACTTCAAGGCCGGGCTCAATCTGTATGACAATGTGCGGGCCAACGAGAACTTTTACATCGGGAAGCAGTGGGAGGGAGTGCAGTCCAACGGCCTTCCCACCCCAGTGTTCAACTTCATCAAGCGGATCATCCTCTATGTGGTGGCCTCTACAGCCACGGATAATCTCAAAATGGCGGCGTCGCCTCTGTCCTCCTCCGGCATGGCGGCCCTGGGGGATCTGGAACGGCTGACGGATGTGGTCAACGCCCAGTTTGAGGCCCTGTTTGAGCAGAATAAGCTAGGGAAACAGACCCGCGAGTTCATGCGCAACGCCGCAGTAGACGGAGACGCCTGCATTTACGTTTGGTTTGACCCCGATGCGGAGACCGGGCAGACGGCGAAGGGCACCATCCGCACAGAAATTTTGGAAAATACCCGCGTGTCCTTCGGTAACCCCACAAACCGGGATGTGCAGAGCCAGCCCTATCTTCTGATCTCCCGCCGGGAGCTGCTGGACGAGGTAAAGGAGCAGGCCAGGGCGCAGGGCGGCGCGGCGGAGGACATCCTATCGGACTGCGACGAGACCGGCGACCGCTTTGACGCTATGACCGACGGAAAGGTGACCACCATCACCCGCTTCTGGAAAGATGGGGGAACGGTACGCGCCATCAAGACCACCAAGGACGCGGTGGTGCGCAGCCAGTGGGACACGGGGATGCAGCTCTATCCCATCGTTTGGATGAATTGGGACTACGTGCAGAACTGCTATCACGGACAGGCGGCGGTGACCGGGCTGATTCCCAACCAGATCTTCGTGAACAAGATGTTTGCCATGACGATGATCTCCCTCATGACCACCGCCTATCCGAAGATTGTGTACGACAAGACCCGGATTTCCCGGTGGGACTCCGGGGTGGGAAAGGCCATCCCGGTCAACGGCGGAGACGTGACCAACGTGGCCCGTGCCATCGACCCGGCGGCCATCTCGCCCCAGGTGAGCCAGTTTATCGAGCTTGCCATCTCCCTCACCAAGGAGTTTATGGGGGCCACAGACGCGGCCCTGGGCGATACCAGGCCGGACAACACCTCCGCCATCATCGCCTTGCAGAAAGCCTCCTCGGTGCCCATGGAGCTAACCAAGCAGAATTTCTTCCAGTGCGTCGAGGATTTGGGGCGTATCTGGCTGGATCAGATGCGGGCCTACTATGGGGTTCGCTATGTGGACTTGAAACCAACCGAGGAAGAGAAGCAGGAGATGCTCTACCTGGGGCAGGTGCCGGACGACAAGCCGCGGCCCACGGAGTTTGACTTCTCCCTGCTCAACCAGGTGCCGTTGTCCATTAAGCTGGACGTGGGCGGCTCGGCCTACTGGAGTGAGATTGCGCAGATGCAGACCCTGGACAATCTCCTGATGAACGGCCAGATTAACGTGGTGGACTACCTGGAGCGGGTGCCCAACGGCTACATCTCCAACCAGCAGGAGCTGATTCAGACCCTGCGGGAGCGGATGGGGATGGTTCAGCCAGCCATGCAGGGGCAGACGGGAGCCGTACAGGCCGGGCAGGGTAACACAATCGACCTGGCGGCGGGTTCCGGCTACGGGAACCTACAGAGGGCCATCAATCAGACCGGCATGGAGGGAATGGACCTCTCCCAGATACGGGTATAGCGGCGGACCAGCCGTGACCAAATAAAAGCCGCCCAGACCAGGGCGGGAAGGAGCGAAGCAATATGGACGAGACCATGGAGACCGTGCAGGGCGACATTGAATCCGCCTGGAGCGCGGAGGACCCGGCGGGCGAAGCAGAGGA